CTACACCTATCGCCACTATAGCTGCAATAATGATTTTTACTGTTTGCTTAACAACTCTGGCAGCCTTTTTGACCGCTCCAGTTATACCTTTGAATATAGTACGTCCTATCGACTTAACAGCCGATGAAGTTAAATTTCTTGCGCGCCTAAAAGCAGCGTTTAATGGCTTCAAGTCGCCTGTTATTTTTACTTTAGCTTCGCCTAAAACCGACATTTATCTTTTCCTCGGTAATATTCTTTGAGCAACTGCAAAACCCGATTGTCCAGTAAGGGACTTGTCTTGTTCTTCTTCGCTTCCAGTTTCCATTTTACCTATCTCGAGCATGCTATCCATAAATACATTAAATTGTTGTATAGTCAATCCCATAATCTCGTCAAAACTCAATGATCCTTTATAATATCTCATCACCAAGCATATTGCGACCGGCCAGCTTATTTTCTTTTCGCCGGCCTCCGCACGTTTTTTGCTGGTTCCTTCACGCCTGTAATCTGCTTAACTATTTCTTGTATTTTGTGGATTGGAATAATATTAGCAACATCATCCATTGTCAATTCAGGCTGCCTCTTAACGAGAGACCGCCATAGCATGAACTGGGAACCCTCAAAGGTGTCTTCGTACTCTTCATATTCTTCTGGTAGCAGCGGAGCCATTGCCTTATCAATCAGATTATCGGGAAGCTTATCGCCATAAATCTTCTTAGCTGTTTCGATAACAGTGTCCCGCTTGACGGCAACTGCGCGTTTCTTGTGATCCTTACTCCTTACGTCGAGTTCCGACCAATCGGCCATAGTCAATTCGCTCAAAATGTAACTCTTACCATCCAGCGTGATTTTTTTTGTCTTTTTAACCATGTCTGCTAACTCGTTCATTTTTTCCCTTTCTAATGTTACTAATTAGGATCAGTAGTAGTCCACGTAAGAACCTCACTGCCCTGAAATGCATATGTTGCCTTAACGACGTCATCTTTACTGTCTATTACACTTATCCCTGTTACGTGGGCAAGGCCGTACAAGATTTTGTTCAATTCCGAAGTGTCGTCTAACCATAATTCCAGTTCAACAGCATTGCCCTCACCAAAAGCTTCAGTGCCATTCGTCGCCCACGGTATCTGAGTTCCAGTTGTGGGTAAGTTAGATTCAATTGTCGCAGTCCAGTCCTGAAATCCTCCAACGTAAGATTTCCATGAATCGCCCATATCAGTTATTTCAGCTACATCTGCGGTTGCTGTTACCGTCCATGAAGTTATTTGCGAAATCAAAACATCGCCAGCGGCACCGTCCCAATACGCTCTACCATTTTTTCCGTGAAAAGAAGCCATAATATCTCCTAACTCAAAGTCCCAGAACCCTGAAAACTATACGTTACAGTAACTGCACCGTCAATGCTGACAGTAGGATCAAAGCCCGTGCATATCGCTGTGCCTGCTATTGTTTTTCCACTTACCATTTGCAATGTTAGAGTAGCACTTGACCCCAGCACTCCCAATTCACCTTCGAGACCACCTGAATCCGCAAGAGCCTCAACCGAAGCAGTCCAGTTTTTAAGACCTGCAAAATATATCTTAGTCGCTTGAGCCATGTCGGTTCCGTCAGCCATGTCGCAAGTAGCGTCAAGCGTCCAACTCAAAACAAGTGCAGGATCAATCCCGGTAAATGTTATCGTTCCACCTTTTCCATGAAAAGCTGCCATAAATTAATCCTTTCTACGCGTAACTTGGCTCTGTCGTTGACCAGGCCAATGTTCCTGTACCCTGAAATGTATACGTCGCCTTAACTACAGCATCAAAGCTTACAGCAACCGTTATATCTGTGCATATCGCTGAGCCGTACAGAACCTCAGTGCTCACATCATCCGTCCAGAGTTCGAGTTTAGCTGGCGTATGCTCGCCTAATGCTTCGTCGACCCCGGCTGTTATTGGAACCTCTAAGCCGGTAGTAGGTAGATTGGTCTCGACAATTGCAGTCCAGTCTTTGAATCCCGCATAAAATACATGATAAGTCTGAGACATATCAGCAGCATCAGCTACGTCGCAAGTCGCCGCTATCGACCAATTTGTAACAGTGTCTATAGTCTCATCGCCAGCACTTGCATCCCAAACAACCGTACCAGTTTTCCCGTAATACGCTCCCATATTGCCTCCTTAACTAAGAGCACCATTGCCTTGTATATTCAGCGTATGCGTAACTATTCCATCTAGCGATGTATTGATCGAAAAACCCATTAAATACCCAGTGCCTGATATAGTGCTGTTGCCATCGTTCAGCACTAAAGCTTTCGCTGTTCCAAAGTCGGTCAAAATAGACGACGTACCTATGAGTACACCTGAGCTATCAGTTTCGATCTCTATCGTTGCTGTCCAGTCTTTGAATCCCGCAACGTAGGTTTTTACTGTATCGCCCATATCGGTAATTTCTGCCATGTCAACCGTCGCATTGATAGTCCAGCTCAATACATTGGCCTGTGTTTCAGTAGTGTCCCATGTAACAGTTCCGCTTTTTCCGTGAAAAGCTGCCATAATTTACTCCTTTTCAACCCAGATTTCATAGTTTATTGTATTTTGCCAAATCTCATTAACGTAACTCAAAGGCCCTTGACTAACATGGGCTGTTTTTAGTACGTTCCAGCCAGTCATCGGTAATTTTACCCAGTCAAAACCCTCGATCCATTTACGTGATAATTCAATAACCTCAATCCCGCCATCGTCTGCGGTACTGAAAATATTCACCTGCACTTCGGTTTCATGTATCCTATTTTCTTGACCGCCCATATATTCGTTCGGGCTAGAACCAATAAAATAATAGACAGCGTAAGGCCCTTCCTGATCTTGGGGAGCCTGTTGAAAGAACAAGCCGCCAGTTAACAGATTCTTTATATCGGTAGATTTGTTGAACTGCTGCGCAACGGCTTGTCCTAAAGCTTCGATCATAGTGCCTCTATCTTAGTGCTTTCTTAAATATATTTAGTATTTTCTTACTATTACGTCGCAACGCCGGCCGCAAAAACGGTCTCGGTTCCGTTTTACTTGTCCCTAATTCCAGCCACACCCCGTATGGCTGCATACTTGATACTTTTATCTTTCTGCGCGACCGTCTTTTTTTGACTTCCATTAAAAGTTTCTGGTCATCAACGCCAACAAAACCTGTTATCGAAGATTTTTTATTTATTACAGCATGTGCCATACTTGCCCGCAATGCTCCGAGATCTACATTAGGCGGATTGTCAGGAGCAGAACTCCAATGAATCTTCCCACCTCTTTTGCTAGGCATGTATCCACTACCGCCACTTCCAAAGCTTTTTTTGACATCACGCTCAACAATTAAAGCAGCCGTATTCATAGCCCGAACAGTTCTTTTATTGGCCGTTGCAAACAGTTTGTCGCCGTACCACTTCATGACACCTCCAAGCAATCGATTTCCAAATGATGAGCTTCAAAACAAGCATCATAAATACCAGTAACCTCTAATGTTTTACTTTCTACAACTATTCTGTCACTTACAACAATAGCCTTGTTTGTACTTGTAGCGTCGCAGTAAATACGCCACACGTTACGTACTGTCATCTTTCCGTACTCGTCGCCCTCCGACAGCCCTCTTCCACTTGACCTGCTTAAACGGCATCGTAAGGCAGCTATACGGGTTGTCCACGTAACCTTAGAGCCTCTCATGGATGTAGAGGTATTCGTCTTTTGCTGCACGACCGCAACTAGATTCAACATACCTGTTATGCTCAAACTATGTACCTCTTGTAAGCGTCTAATCTTACTTTGATATCGTCAGGAATTGACTCAGCTTTCAACGTGAAAGAATAATCGCCTAACTTCTTACTGTTAACACTGAAATCTTTTTGCCTGGCATCGTAATAATATTTAACCAAATCTATACACGCCTGCTCTAAGTCTGCCGGCGTAGTTGCGTAACCTGCTGTATATTTAACTACAATGTTTGATTCGCCCGTAGAAGTTGCCGTATTAGGATAGATGACGCCAGTATCGTAATCAGTTCTATAGTCATTCTCGTTATCCTCCGGTATTGGCGGATACACATAACTATCTAAGCATTCCAGTTCTGTGATTGGCAGCAGTTCGGCAGGATCCCAACTATCATACTGGCCTGTCAGTACCGTCCAGCCCTTACCTAACGCTGTTATAGCGGCCATCAAAAGAGTATTAGTCGCATAACTGCTTATCGTTAGTTCGTCGCTTCCTGCGTTAGCCCCGCCGTAAATCGTACAGGTAAGGGCAGACGCTGCCCCGCTTGCATCAACCACTTTAACACTCGCACGATACGCGTTACTATCGGTATTTTTTATGCCAAACGAATCTGTGATTGATTTTGAAAACATACTTATCGCAATTACCGGGTAATTCTTCAGGACCACAATGCCATCGCCGCAACCGCTATACAATTCTCTGTGTGTCGCACTTCTTAGAGTTCTTTTACAGTATTTCTCTATTTCGGCCGTCGCTCTCGATACCAAATAGCCTATCAACGTATCATCGTCAGTACTTGTAATCC